CACTTACACAATCTTTCATACCTTCGGGGTGTTCTTTGCAGGGAATCGAGTCATAGAATCCTGCCTTGTAGTCGGGATGAGTAAATAGTACATACTCGCCATCCGTTGAGTCCTCGATGACGATAATTGTTATTTGGCCGGAGTCCATCATCCATTCCATATCAAAGAACCATGTTCGATGCTCATACATCGGGATATTGACTCGGTTTTCAACAAGAACCTTGTTCGTGTGCGCAATGTTCGCCTCCCATGTGCGAACCTTCTTTGAAACATTTCTCATATCATCTGTGCTTTCAAACATAACTCTCCGAAGTTTCTCTCCGTAAAGTCCTTCGTAATTCTCATCGGGGAGAACCGTAAACGGTGGTTTCAAATTCCCAATATCGCCCGACTCAATATAGCAAAATGGGTTTGCAGAAACAGTCCTCTGTTTCCTATTGCCGTCTGCATCCCTATATCGGATTAAGACGCTATTCTTCTTCGTTCTCTCGATAATCAAAACAAAGCAACCCTTTCTTCAACCCTTTCTTTATGTTGTTTAACTTCTTTTGAAATATGAGATAATCGCTTCTGCGCAATCTCAAAGTATTCAGAATCTCTTTCCACCCCTATAAATGAAAAGTCTTGCGTCAACGCCGCTATGCCTGTCGTGCCACTACCCATGAAGGATAACCCGTATGGCGGGTCGGTGACGATTGAATCAACAGAATTACTTTCCATGTCTTTCAAAGCATCTAAACAATCTGCGAGTATAATTTTCTTCAAGAATTAAGCCTCCAAATGTTATGATGAGCAATGTCCTCATAAACCCATTGGTGCATAATGTCCTTTACATCTCCAAAAGACTCAACCTTAGTGTAGCCAAGAGACCGGACAACCGACTCAAGACGAGTCGAGGTTATGCCCTCTATTGGGTTAATGATTGTAATTTTAGGAATACTGCGCAGTAAATCGGATTTGTTGCGTTCATTCAAGAGGTGCTTGTGCAAACCCCTGCTTCGCCATTCTCTGCGCACATAGGTATTGCCAACAAACGCAAAGTCTCCTATGCGCAGAGAGCCAGTATAAGCAATTGCCTCTTCACCGACCCAAAGAACCCAATAAACCATCTCATCGAATATCGGGGGATAACCTTTGTCACTTGCGCACTTCAAGGGGCTGCCCCAATCACCCTCTAACTCTGTATGAGAAAAGGCGAATGAAATGCGCATATCTGACAACATGCCAATCATTCTTTGCGTCGGCCAGTTGGTCTCGTTGCTATTCCGTGTGTGTTGAGCCACTTGTAAATCGTCATAGGTGATACTGCGCATTCTTTTGCGATAGAAGCCATACTGCGCCCCCTTCCGGCGTATTCGTTTGCAAGCCACGATTCTTTGCGGTATGTATTATGCGAAGAAACAGTATTCTGCACACTGACGATTACTCGGTGTTGTTCTCCGCATTCAAGACAAACGACATTCTGCGCAGAATCATTATTGACTCCGACTTTTAATTTAGATTCACATTCATTGCATTTAAAACTTAATTTCATTTATTTAACTCTCCTGTATTGGTAATTTTTATACGGGGTGAATATCCTCTCGATATAACCCCATCTTTCTATTAACTTTAGTATGTGACCGACACCGGAGGGATGAAGTGAGTTTTGAGGAATCATAATCTCATTCACCCTCTCGGTTATTTGGCCGCCGCTTAGTATTTGTCCTGTTTCCATGTGAAACAAAACGACTCCCATAACTGCGACCTTTCGGTGTATTTTGTGCAGCGACATAACATTTCCCATATGCGATAACACTTCTTCGACCTGCTCTTGCGTAAACTTCTCAAAAGTCCTACTGCGCAGAGTCCTTGCGAAATTAGTGTTATCTCTCATGTGTTGGGAAATGTCAATAGGCATCGGGCTTCGCAACCTCCCGTTGAAATATGACTGTTTCGTTTAGTCCTCCTTGATTGATTAGTAATGAAATACCTCCGCCTAAAGAAGTTAAGTCGAAGAATTGTAATTTTACTGCGCCAGTCATAGTGCGCAGAACATTTTCAAGACTCCCACCGACAACTGTTGAGAACTCATGTTCGCAAGTTTCAAGAAGAGACTTAGTGCGCCCTTTGATTTCTGCGCCTGCGCTTAACAATAACAAGCCGTCTTCTGTGAAGAACTTGTATTGAGATACCTTTTGACCGTTCATAGAACCGCTATCCATTGCGTCAAGCAAGTCTGAAACAGACACTACGACTTCTGCGCAAGGTTCGACAGTATCGCCAGTGGATGCTGTGTATTTCCCTTCGTTTTTTATTATTGCGGCATTGAAACGCTCAAAACTCTCTTTAGACCATTCGTTCACGGTCTTTTTGGTGTGTGTAAAAGCCTTTGCATCCCTGCTACTGATTAGAGTTGTTTGTTTTCCAGCAGAAACAATTTTTATTTTGCCATCATCTTGAGTCAAACGCACTGCGCTCTTGTGTTTCGATAGTGCGCCAAGCATCAAGGATATGTTCGCAACTACAATGCTCGCAGGTTCGCTATTCTCGCATTCCGCAGTGAACAGAGAGATACTTGTTATGCCATCCCGAACAATGTTGCAGGTTTGCGCAAAGCCCTTATCTGCGTATATTGTTGTTCCCTCAACCTGCGGAATATTTTTTCCGTTGATTGTTGCATTTCTCTGCGTGCGCTTGAGAAGTGCTTGTAATTCTTTAGTCTCGATTGTCAATGTTTCCGACATATATATCACTCGTCTATTAGTCAATATAAACCCGTCGTTAATCAACTTTGTATGCTTCGGGTTTCTGCCTTAGCATCCTATCGAAAACTCTTTGGCACTGCGCACATTTTAGTTCATCTTCTGTGTCAGCATCGGGGTGAATCGCTTCATGTTTACCGACAGAGGGGAAGCCTCTGCATAGGACATAGGAAAAAGAGCCATCCGGTGTGCAGTCAATTGCATAGTGTATTCGAGAAGAACGCCCTTGCATCCATACCCGCTTAACCCTTTTGACAGGCATTTTAACCCCATGCCAAGAAAGGTAATCCAGTCCATGTGACTTCGCCACCTTTGACGCTTAAGACAGTGTGCGTTGAACCTAAATGCTCTTGGTTGAAACCTTTCATTTCTTCGATTGACGCTCTAATCTCCCACGCACCTTCTGCAAGGTTCTTATCTGCCTTAACACCTGCGGCGAGGTCGCCCTTCTTAGTGTATCGGGTCATCCATAACTGCTGCGCAAATAGGCGCATAGTACCCTTTTCCCATTCGGGTTCTTCGCCAATCTTCATCAATCCCTTTTGGCCGTTGCCAACATCTGCGAATTGCTTCTTATCTTTCAAGTGAAATGTGAAAAATACTGCGTCAACAGGCAATTGATGCGCACGATTAGCAATATCACGGAACAATTTGTTTCGTATGCGCCATTCGGCTTGATTAAACTTGTCGCCGTCTTCGACATTGACAGGATTCTTTGAACGGTTCATTAGAACATCGGTCATTGCAAACTCGCACCACTTCAAGAATGACGACATTCCATCCATAATTACTGCGCCCACTTCGCCATCCCTGCACTTCTGCGCAACAATGTTAATGAAGTGACCCATTTTATCAACAAGAGCCGTGTAATTGGTTGAATTGTCTTCGTTAAAAATCGTATCATCCAACTCATCATAGAGAGGGATAACGAGGATATTCTCATCGTCGGGATAATTTGCTGAAACAGTTTGCATTGCGCTATTGTCAACATCGAAGATGATGATTTGCTTATCTGCGCCGATGTGTTGACGAGCAAGAGAAACGGCAGTGCCAGTCTTAGCGGTATTTTCTTTACCGACAAGTGCCATGCGCACTGTTTGAGTACGAGAACGCTTCTGCGCAAACAATTCCTCATAATGCGCTTTCATATCACGCATTGGAGGCTTGTCTGCCTGCGATTCTTTCTTACTTGCACCTTTCTTTGCGTTAGCCCATGCGTTTGCCATTCAAAATCACCATCCCATAGAGTCTTCGACCGCTTCTTCGGATTCTTCTGCGTCGTCTTCTGCGCCGAGTCCTTCGACGGAGTCCATGACCCACCAACCGGAAACGCTCATACGAGGCATTCCGTCGTCTTTACCAATCCAACCGCCACCGCAGGCAATAACAATAGAGCCGACTGCGAAATCAACCTTTGATTCTTCTTCTTTAGAAACCCATAGGTCAATCGGAGGAATAGGTGAAGTAATGTCAAGGTCTGCGAGAGTAATGATGTAGCCACCTTTCTCTCTTGGGTCGATGTGCGCAACCTCAAGAGGCATTGCGCAGAGAGCATCCCACTTTTCTTTATCAGATAGTGAACCCAACCAACCTTCAAGGTCTGCAAGACCAGTTAGCGGAGTGACATTTGCAAGGTCTTTCAGAAGACCGTTGCCTTCTTCATCGAAAGGCGCACTATCGAACATCGAAACCAATGTGTCATCTGCGCTAAAAAGAGAAACCTGCGACTTAGTGTAGCCCACATCACCGTTTCGACCCAATTTGACCGGCAATCGACCAGTGACAAATGTTGGGTGGATAGCCAGTGCGTCATCACCGTTGAATCGAACCTTGATAGGTCTAATTGTCTTATTGTCCGCACTGTTGCCTAAGAATACGCAGTCACGCATCGGTTCGCTTTGCGCTCGGTATCGGCCATAGCGGTAATTCGGACTGCCCGAAGGCCATGAGGGAGAAGATTTGTCGGCAATCAAAACAAAGTAGCCTGTACCGTCGTTAATATCCTTCGCCGCCTTTGGTAGTTCAGTCACATGCTTTTCAGCAGAGGAAATGTCGAATGATTGTTTTCCTTCAAGAGAAGGGTTGTGGATATAGCGATAACCGCCGTTCACATCATCATTCAAGAATAGTGCGCAGACACCTTGAGAGACAAGTAGTGTGCGTGCATCTTCGTCAAGCCCCATGAGGTTTGTCTTCATGTTCTCATATTGGCGTGCCGCAATATCCTTTGTGCGTGGCACACTGATAAACATACCTTCAATGTTCTCGCAACCACTTCGGGCGAGTCTTGCAGAGACTACTCTTAGTTCTGCGGAGGCCATTCTTAGGGTCTTCATCTGTATGTCTTCTTCGGATAAACCATTCGCTTGAAGGTTTGCTTTGTTCGCATTCAAGACGCTCTCATGCTTTGCAAGCAGAGCCTCTGTTGTGCATCCGACATTTTTTGCTACTCTTTCTATAATTTTTTCATCAACCATGTTCTTCACTTTTCCTGTGTATTCTGTCCTATACCTGCTGCTCATATAAACCCCCCGATTAAATCGAGAGCATCCTCGCAAAATCCCATCGAACAACGCTTTCATCAACACCCATGACAATATCACGCTCGCTGATTATTGCGCATTCAACGACCTTTGCAATCATTTTTGCATCGGCTGGACTGTTTGTTGCGTAGTCGAAAACTCTGCGCACTACGCTACGCATATTCATGTTGCTACTCAACTTTACTGCGTCTGAAACAGACTTCTCGGTTGTAGCAAGGCGCAGATAACGGCGAGCATCAAAACCTTCCCCCATTTCGAGAAGGAATTTTTTTCCTTCTTCATCGGAGAGATAGCATAGTGTTTGCAATGCGCCTATTGTGTTGCGTAAATCACCTTCATGTATTCTTGCGAGATTTGTAATATCGTCGTCTTCGACTGTCATTGATTCCGACTTGAGAATATCACGCATTGTTTTCAACGCACTATCAACAGTATGTGCTTTGAAATGTCGAACCGAGCAACGGCTCTGCAACCAACGGGATATTTTGCTAAGGTCGTTGCAAGTCAAAATGAAGTAGCAAGAAGAACCTTCGATAACTCCCTTTAGTGCGCTTTGCGCCGCAAGAGTCAACTGGTCTGCTTCATCGAGAAGAATAATGACTTCACCTAAACCACTTTGCGCAAGAGGGATTAACTCATCTTCAATGAACTCAATACCTCTTGTTCTCTTAGATGACGCATTGTAGTGGTGAATTTGATAACCAAGACT